GAAGTACAACAAAGGTGGGTAGTCGTGGAAGCCTTGATCGATTCCCTCGCAAGGGTTTGGTTCTTGGGGGTTGCGCTTGTTGGCGTGGCCGTTTATGCCGTGACCATTAAGACTCGGCTTGATTACTTGGAGAAGGACCACGATAGGCAGATTCACGCGCTTTGGGAACACGTCAACCGATTGATTGCTGAGAAATCTGGTGAATGAGGCTAAGAAGCTTTGCAAGGATGTATTAATTAAGCCTTTTGAAGGGCTGGCAAAGCGTTTGCCTGACGGACGTGTAACAGCTTATCCCGACCCCGGAACCCGTGGACATCCTTGGACAATCGGCTGGGGTGCAACTGGCCCTGAAATTAATCCCGGCACGATCTGGACGATTGAGCAGTGTGAAGATGCGCTGGATCATCACGTTGAGTACTTTGTCAGGGGGCTTTTTAAGATGTCTCCCAAACTTCAGACTGCATTACCAAGACGCATTGCCGCCGTGACAAGCTGGGCTTACAATTGTGGCTTAGGGAACTATCGGGTTTCCACGTTCAAGAAACGTATTGATGCAGGGGACTGGGATGGTGCAGCAGACCAATGTATGCTCTGGAATAAAGCTGCCGGTCGAGTTCTTCCCGGCCTTACCCGTCGCCGTGCGGCAGAAGCTGCCTTAATGAGGTGATCGATGCCATTCCTCAAACTGAATTTTAGACCAGGGGTCAACCGCGACCAAACGAGCTATTCCGGCGAAGGTGGTTGGTATGAGTGCGACAAGATTCGATTCTTTTCAGGCTACCCACAAAAAATAGGTGGTTGGGAAAAAGCTAGTACTTATTTTTTCTTTGGTGTTTGTAGGCAGTTATTTAACTGGATCACTTCCTACAGTGATAATTTACTTGCTCTAGGTACAGATAGCCACGTTTACATAGAAGCTGGTGGTTATTATTACAATATAACCCCCCTAGAAACTGCCGGTACGACAACAAATACCACAACGTTTACGGTTACAAACGGATCTTCCATCATTACGGTTGTAGACAGTAGCTGCCCAGCAAATCGCGCAATAGGCGATTTTGTTACGTTTAGCGGAGCGGCTAGTCTTGGCGGAAATATAACAGCCGCAGTGCTTGACCAAGATTATGAAATAACAGAAATAGTAAGCGCAACGTCTTACAAAATATCGGCAAGGTCTTCAAATTTAAATGCTGTTGTTCCTGTAGTAGCCAATAGTTCGGACTCTGGAACCGGTGGAGGTGCGGTCACTGCTAAATATGCCATCTCTTCTGGCTATACCGTAACCACTTATGGATATGGTTGGGGTACTGGAGGTTATGGATCTTTTAGCTGGGGGTACGGAAGCAACGCGCCTATTGTTCTACAACAGCGAGATTGGTGGTTTGATAATTTTGACAACGACCTCGTAATGAATATCCGTAATGGAGCGATCTATTACTGGGAGCGGGGGACATTACCAAACCCATCGACAGTTCTAGATACTCGCGCAGTTCCTCTGTCTAGCCTTACAGGTGCTAGTGGCGTGCCTACTACTGCTATGCAGACTTTAGTGTCTCAGAACGACAAACATCTTTTGGCTTTTGGTTGTCAACCTTATGGTGGGGCGGTGACTGATTTTGATCCCTTGCTTATTCGTTGGGCTAATCAAGACGAGCCGCAAAATTGGACTCCGTCAACATCTAATTCTGCTGGATTTATCCGGGTTTCTAGAGGCTCGGAAATTGTCCGTGCGTTAGCGACGCGCCAAGAGATTTTGATTTGGACAAACTCCAGTCTTTATTCGATGCAGTATCTGGGCACGACCGATGTGTTTGGGCTGCAAGAATTAGCTGACAACATCTCTATTATTGGGCCGCGTGCAGTAGCTACAGCAAACAACGTCACGTATTGGATGGGGCAGGATAAGTTCTATGTATATACAGGTCAGGTGCAGACGCTGCCTTGTACCTTGCGTCAATACGTCTTTCAAGATATAAATTTAAACCAATCAGACCAAATTGTCTGCGGGAGTAACGAAGGGTTTACCGAGATTTGGTGGTTTTATCCAAGCGCAGAGTCAACGTGGAATAACCGTTACGTCATCTTTAATCATTTAGAAAACGCTTGGTACTACGGCGAAATCGTTCGTACAGCTTGGCTAGATACCGCGCTCCGTGGTAACCCAATTGCTTGTAAAACAGGTGAAAATGAAGATATAGGTTACGTATACGCGCACGAAGATGGAGTCAACGACGACGGCGCTCCCATGACTTCTTACATCCAGTCTTCTGATTTTGACTTGGGTGACGGAGAGCAGTTTATGCTGACTAGACGGTTACTGCCTGACCTTAACTTTACGGAATCGACAGCCGCTTCACCGACCGTAACGATGACCATGCGTCCTAAGAGGTTCTCAGGAAGTGCTTACGCAAACACTGCGTCGGATACTCAGAGTGTTATTTCTAGTAGCGCAACGATTGACCAGTACACAGATCAGGTGTTTATTCGTGCCCGTGGTAGGCAGATGGCGTTAAAGGTAGAGTCCACCGAGTTAGGAGTGCAATGGCAGCTAGGTTCGCTTCGTCTTGACGTACGCCCGGATGGTAAGAGATAGTCATGGCGCTTGTTGGGTTCAGGGCACCTGCGCTACCGCTACCGCCTCCACAGTATGACGTACGTCAGCAAAACGAGTTTATTCGTGCGTTGCGTTTGTACTTTAACCGTTTGGATTCGTTGTCTCCTAACGAGGCACAGTCTTATCGTGCGAATCAATTTATTGGTGGATCATTTAGTGGAGGCAGTGTAACCGCAAGCACGCTTTCGGGGTTTGGATCTGGACTGGTTGTACCCTACGGCGCGTTTCAAGATAGCACTGATCAAATTGCTGCGAATACAACAACTGCTTATCCAGTAACGTACAACACGACTGATTATTCAAACGGAGTTTTTGTTGAGAATAGTTCAAGAATTACTCCTTATGTAAGCGGGTTATATAATCTTCAATTTAGTATTCAACTCGTTAATACTGATGCGCAAATTCATGACATAGATATTTGGTTTAGAAAAAACGGTACAAACATAGCGAATTCAAATTCTAGATACTCCGTGCCAAACAGTCATGGTGGTGTAGATGGGCACTTAATTGCCGCACTTAATTTTTTTACAGAGTTAAACGCCAGAGACTACGTAGAAATCATGTGGAAAACTGACGATGTCGCTGTTAGTATCCAAACGTTACCTACCTCGTCTAGTCCAAGTAGACCAGCCATTCCTTCTGTAATTGCAACGCTGTCATGGGTTTCTGCTATTCCTAACCGATTCGTAATTAACCCAACAAAGTCTCTTACACTAGCTGGTTATGCGCCAACTGTAACTATTGCGTGAGATAAATAATGGCACTTACACTTCCTGCTGATTGGGCGGACCCAACAAAATACGACGCTCAGAAAAAAATTAATTGGTTTAACGCCAACGATATAACAGCAAAAGATTTAGAGAGTGCTGGTATTGACGAAGGTACCATTACTTGGATGCTTGCTAACGGGCTAAATAAAAAGCCCAGTGCAACGCAAGAAAGTGCGGTTACCGCAGATATAGCCCAAGATCTTTACTCACAGGCTAACGATGCGTACACCGCTAGAATTAATGCTTTAGCAACTGCTACAGGACTTGCGAAATCCACGGTTGCCGCCAGAGTTAATCAAGGTTTTAACGATACCCAAATAGCAGCTTTGGCCCAACCAAACACTGGGACTACAAACACCACAAACACCACAAACACCACAAACACTGGAAACACCACAAACACTGGGACGACAAACACTACAACTACTACAATCCCCACAACTACTACAAATACTGGGCTTGGTGCGGCTCTTAGTGCGGTTGCCGCAGATATACCAACCTCAAGCAGAATCTACAACATCGGTGGGTTGCAGTGGAACAGTGGTGCTAGCTTAGACACCAAACGTGGATATGTTCAGAATCTGTTGAAGATGTACACCCCGGACCAGATTAAGTCCATTATTAAATACAACGATCCGGCAAATGCTACAGATGCAGCTTTTCAGCTTTTGGGGTTACCAGCAGGTGCGCCTACAAGCCCAGTGCCGACAGGTTTTAATGCGCCTTATCAAGCGCCAACACAACTAGCTCCGTCGCGTGGGCTAGGTCGGCTTGTATCGGAATATGTAGGGCAACCCAACTTAAGAACGATGACTCGTTCTATTGGGCCTAGTGGTATGGGGACGCTAACGGAGCAGCCCTCCGCAGGATTGTCTTATGCAACTCGTCCGGGCGGTATTGGAGAGTCTCAGTACTTTAAAAATATTGCTAACTACTTTGCAAACCCATCGATAACACCGCAGTCTGTTGCGTATGAAATGTCTCGGTACAACATCCCAGAGACTGATATCCAAGCCGCTATTGGTTTGACACCTACACAGTTCTTTGCTCAAAAACAATTAGCCGCAGAAAGAACGGCGGCTATAAACGCTGCAAAACAAGTTGCACCACCGCAGGTTAATGCGTTAGCTGCCCCTTCGTTAACTTATGGTGGGGCACCTAGTTCTGTAGGAACAAATACGGGAGGCGCAGGTAGTACGGTTGGCGGTGCGGGTAATACGGTTGGTGGTGCAGGTAATACGGTTGGCGGGGAAGGATCTTCGTTTATCGGTGGTGGCGCAGGCGGTATAGGTGTTGGTGGTGGTATAGGTGTTGGTGGTGGCGTAGGTGGTGTAAGTGATGCTGGCGGTACTACAACTGGCGGAGTAGATAAAGATTATTTTGACTTAGGGTATTTAGATATACCTGGGATATTGTTTGGAGAACGTGAAGGACCGGACGCGCCTATTAGAGAAGCGGGTACTCCAGACACACCTCCAGGAGGTGGGGGAACTCCACCAACAAAAGAAGACCCTTTTGCAGATGATGTAGTGCAAACTTACGCTGGCGGACCAATAGCCCTTGCCGAAGGTGGCAAAACAGAAATGGCTGGGGAGAAGAAGTTCTCGTTTGAAGACTTTGGGCTTACTCCCGCTACGGTAGAACTAGCGCGTAAGCAGGGTGTTTTTGATGTGCCGCGTAATGTTTTATTTGGCCCTGAGCTTAAAGGACTAGAAGCTGCTGCGCGTGCAAACATGAGTCCTGCCGACCAAGAAGCGGCGTTACGTCATTTGATGCTTAGACAAGGACGGACCGGTGCTGAATACTTCCCAGCAACCATGTTTAAGTCAGTAGCTCCAGCTACAAGCGGTATTCGAGGGCTTTATCAATACGCCGAAGGCGGTGGTGTCGGTCGTGGTCTAGGCAGTATTGCCATGAAAGGCTACGCTCAAGAGATGGCACAAAAGGGTCGGTTTGGCGACACAATGCTAGCTCACATTAGCCCCGAAGAAGCTCAGATGCTACAAGCCGCAGGTGGTGCGGGTACTATAAATCCACAGACTGGCCTGCCTGAGTACTTCAGTTGGAGGAAAGTATTAAAGACTGTAGGTAAAGTTGCTCCGTTCATAGCGCCGTTTATCCCTGGGTTAGGACTTGCTACTAAAGCACTAATTTCTGGTGTTGCTGGCGGTCTTGGCGGCGAGAAAGGTTTTGACTTTAAACGCGGTCTGATGTCAGGCTTGATGTCTTATGGCATTGGCAGTGCCGCACAAAATCTTGGGCTTACAAGCGGAGCCGCACCCACAGGTGCAGGAGCAGCACCACAGGCAGCTATTGATACGGCTAGTCGGTTTACAGATCCAAATCTTATGGCTGGAAATGTAGGGAATAGTGTGATGTTTGGTGGTCCTTCTACGTTACCTGTTGCCCCAGAAATATCCACAGTACCTACTGACTTTGCAAAAGAAATAATGACTCCGAGTATGCCTACGGCTGATTTAGGTGCTTTCAATGCTTCTCCTGGCACACCCCCAGTTACTCAACCTTCTGCGCTAGACACCATTAAAGACAAAGCAGTTGCTGGATTTGAAAAATTTCAATCAGTGGCAGATCAACCCATAAGCACATTGTATGCGGTGCCGATGGCAATTAGTGCAGCCGGTATGGTGTCTGAAGGTGACAAGTACGCACAGGCTATGGCCGCACAAGAAGAGGAAGAAGAACGTAAAAAACGCCGTGGGGCAGATTTGTTTGCCGAAACACTTGGACGTGTGCCGTTCCGTGCAGCTTCAGGTGGTATGGCTGGGCTTGGCGCACTTGCTGCGGGGGGTGCCACTGGGCCTGCTAACGAACCACGCACAATAAATGGCGCAGGGGATGGCATGAGTGATAGTGTGCCTGCTACCATCGAGGGTGTTCAAGAGGCGCGTCTTGCCGATGGAGAGTTTGTGATCCCTGCCGATGTTGTTGCAGATCTAGGTAACGGCTCCAGTAACGCTGGGTCTAAGAAACTTTACGCCATGATGGATCGAGTTAGAAAAGCACGACATGGCACCACAGAACAACCGCCCGAAGTAGACACGGGTCGTTTGATGCCTGCTTGAGGAAATAACTATGAGCACTACGCAAACAATTACCACCGCAGCCGAGATACCAAAAGTCCTAGAGCAGTTTTATCTAGGAACCGGCAAAGAAGGCGAAACAGGCTACAAACCAGGACTAATTGGTCGTGGTGTATCTGAAATTTTTAGAATAACCGGGGAAAGACCTCAAGGGCTAACAGGCCAAGCTGCTTATCAAGAGCAATATGCTCCACTGTTCCAAGCAGGGCTAATGGGCAGAGGCAGCGTTGCTGATCTTTCGCCTTTCCAACAAGCGGTTGGACAACAGCTCGGTACGATGGGTACGCCTGGGCAATATCAACTAGGTACACAGGCTGGGCAAGCAGCGGCATCAGGACTGCAAGCACTCCAAAACTATCAGGGGCTAGGCGTAGCTGGGCCACAGCTAACTACTTATCAACTTGACCCCGCTAGGCAGTTCAGCGCCGCCGAAGTTCAGAATTACATGTCGCCGTACATGCAGTCGGTTGTGGATCGTCAACAGGCGGCGGCACTTAAATCAGCTAGAGAAGCACAGTTAGGACAGAATCTTGCTGCGGCGCGTCAAGGCACTTATGGTGGTGCTAGGCAAACACTACTCCAAGGTTCAAGAGAAGCAGGACTTCAATCAACACTGGCGGATATTCAAGCTAAAGGTCTACAGTCTGCGTTTGAAAATGCTCAAGCTCAGTTTGAGCGGGATCGTGCAGCACAAATGGGTATCGGTAGTCAGAACCTGCAAGCAGCACTTGGGGTTCAGCAGCTCGGTGCAGGGCAAGATCTTCAGGCGCAATTAGCAAATCAGGCAGCACAGCAGCAGGCTGCACAAACTAGGCTGGGTGCGGCCCAAGGACTTGGTGGGCTAGCAGGTACGTTCGGTCAGCTTGGTACACAACAACTTGCTGGTCAGCTTGACGTACTCAAGACACAAGGTGCGTTTGGTGATTTACAACGTGCTATTGAGCAGC